GGAGTCCTAATCATGACCTTTTTCGATTTCAATTCTGCTGCCGAGCAAGCTAACTACGATCTCATTCCCAAGGGCACCATTGCGCGCGTTCGCATGACTATCAAACCAGGCGGCTATGACGATGCCTCTCAAGGGTGGACTGGCGGCTTTGCAACCTGTAGCCAGACGACAGGCTCGGTGTATCTGAACTGTGAGTTCGTGGTGCTCGATGGTCCTTTCGCTAGACGCAAGATGTGGTCACTCATTGGTCTCTACAGCGCCAAAGGTGCCGAGTGGACCAATATGGGACGTACTTTCATCAAAGCCATCCTCAATTCTGCGCGTGGCATTAATCCGAGCGACAACAGTCCGGCTGCACAGAATGCTCGCCGCATCAGCGGATTCGCTGATCTGGAAGGCATCGAATTCATTGGCAAGGTTGACTGGGATAAGGATCAGAACGGTCAGGACAAGTGCGTCATTAAATCCGCCATTACTGCGGAACATAAAGACTATGCCGCCTACGTGAACGGCTCAGCACCCTCTGTATCCCCAGCGCCAGGAACACCGACTGTCAACGCCTATGCACAGGCGTCCGGACGCTCGCCGGTTCCAGGTCGCCCCAGCTGGGCTCAGTAAGGGAGAGCAACCATGATCCTTCGCCCCCGCCAAACGATGCTTGTGCAGAGGACCCTTGCGGCTCTCGGCAAGCATGGCAATACCCTGGCCGTAGCACCAACTGGATCGGGCAAGACCATCATGCTGTCGGCTGTGGCCGGCAGTCTGTTGGCTGAGCCCGATACCAAGGCCTGCATTCTGGCTCACCGCACTGAGCTAACTGGTCAAAACCGCGCCAAGTTCGAACGCGTCAATCCATGCCTCAAGACCTCGGTCTATGACGCCAATGAAAAATCCTGGGATGGGCACGCCACATTCGCGATGGTGCAGACACTCTCGCGTAAAGCAAATCTGGATCAGATACCAACGCTGGACCTGTTGGTGATCGATGAGGCGCACCATGCTGTCTCTCCCAGCTACCGCGAAGTCATCGATCAGGTGCTGGTGAAAAATCCCAAGGCTGCAATCTGCGGCTTGACTGCCACCCCAAACCGAGGCGACGGCAAGGGACTGCGCGAAGTTTTCAGCAACCTGGCCGACCAGATCACACTGGGTGAGATGATCGCCAGCGGTCATCTGGTGCCGCCCAGAACTTATGTGATCGATGTCGGCACGCAGGAAGCACTGAGCAAGGTGCGCCGCACTGCGATCGACTTCGACATGAACGAAGTCGCCTCCATCCTTAACAAGACGCTGATTACCGAGTCCGTCATTAGTAACTGGAAGGCTAAAGCGATTGATCGCAAGACCATCGTGTTTTGCTCAACGGTCGAGCATGCCACCGATGTGTGTAGTGCCTTCAATCACGCTGGCGTTCATGCCGTATTAATTCATGGCGAATTGGTTGATGCCGAACGCAAACAACGACTGGCAGCGTTTGAAAATGGTGATGCCCAGGTGGTGGTTAACGTCGCTGTGCTCACTGAAGGCTACGATTACACGCCAACGTCCTGCGTGGTTCTGCTGCGCCCGAGTTCCTACAAATCTACTTTCATTCAGATGGTGGGCCGCGGACTGCGTACCGTCGATCCGCATGAATTTCCCGGATTACTGAAGAGCGATTGCATCGTCCTGGACTTCGGCACAGCCAGCCTGATGCATGGAGCACTGGAGCAAGAAGTTAATTTCGACGGTCACAACCGCGATGGTGATGCGCCCACAAAGGATTGCCCAGAGTGCGGCGCTATCGTGCCGCTATCCGTGAGGGCATGCCCGTTTTGCGACCATATGTGGGAGCGCTTGGAAAACTCTGAATGCGACGTCCTCGATAAGTTCATCATGAGTGAGATTGATCTGCTCAGTAGTTCGAACTTCCGCTGGTGCGATCTCTTCGGTAGCGACGATGCACTGATGGCCACGGGCTTCAATGCCTGGGGTGGCATCTTCTTCATGAACGGTCGATGGCACGCAATAGGTGGCGGCAAGGGACACAACACTCGCTTGCTGGCCATCGGTGAGCGCACCATCTGCATGGCCAAAGCTAACGACTGGTTAAACGATAACGAGTCTGAAGACTCTGCTTACAAAACGCGTCGCTGGCTTAACGAAGCGCCCACGCCTAAGCAGTTGCAATACCTACCCGCTGAACTACGTACGGACTTTGGTCTGACACGTTATCAGGCTTCAGCGCTACTTTCCTTTCGCTTCAACCGCCATGCGATTGTCCGGCTGGTCAATGCGGCCAATGACGCGCAGTCCCATCCATCGATGGAGGCAGCGTGACATGCGCAATATGCCACCGCAAGGCCAAAGGATACGGCTGGTTCAACGCGCACGTACCCCGCACAGATCCCTCGCGCTACAACGACAAGTGGGTGTTCTGCTCCCGCCGCTGTCAGTCAGCGTTCTGCAACCTGATGACGAAAACGGAGGGAAAAATGATTGATCCCAGTGATATGGAAATCGCAGCCATGCAGTCGTGCCTAGGGCCGCTAGGCCAGTACGTCAGCGCAATTGGTATGCAAAAGCCACTAGCCGACTACACCAGGGAAGAAGTGCTCTCGCTTATCGAGGTAGTCGTGACCGTCTATCAAGATTGCATGATTGAGGAACACGAACGTATGACAGCCCAGGACTGCCTATCTCTTGATCCCCATCTTAGATCTCCAGCCGAAACGCGGCAGCAAGGACGGACATGATGCTGGACTTTAATCATCGTCCGACATTTCACGAGCAGGTCAGCGAACTCATTGACGGTGCGCTGGCATTGGAGCGCGATGCGCAAACTCCGCGTGATTATTTAGGAGCGTCCCGTCTAGGCGTGACTTGCGAGCGCGCGCTTCAATATGAGTACACCCGCATACCGACAGATCCGGGACGTGAATTTTCAGGGCGTGTATTGCGCATCTTCGAGGTCGGCCACGTGCTGGAAGATTTAGCCATTCGTTGGCTCCGCTTGATCGGCGTTGATCTCTACACTCACAAGCCACAAGGCGGTCAGTTCGGCTTCTCGGTAGCAGGTGGTCGCATCAAGGGACACGTCGACGGTATCGTGAATGGCGGCCCGGCGAGTCTAGGTATGCGCTACCCGGCACTCTGGGAATGCAAAACCATGAACGACAAGTCTTGGCGGGATACGGTAAAAAACGGTGTCGCCAAGTCCAAGCCGGTCTACGCGGCGCAGATGGCAATCTACCAGGCGTATATGGAAACCAGCATTCCGGGAATCTCGCAAAACCCGGCGCTCTTCACCGCCATCAATAAAGATAGTCAGGAACTCTGGTTTGAGTTGTTGCCATTCGATGGTGGTCTGGCACAGCGCATGTCAGACCGAGCGGTTCGCATCATCAATGCTACGGATGCGGGCGAAGTGTTGCCGCGATTCTCGACGACACCAACCCACTACGAATGTCGGTTCTGCTCCTGGCAGGAACGCTGCTGGGGTGGGCCTTGATGCCTGCGTCTGACTACTTTGACTTCAACGACGCAGCAGATGGACCAACCGGGACAGTAGATGACGTCGAGGGACTACGCCAAGCACTGACTGATCGGCTCGAGTCTGTGCTGCTCTTTCTATTCCCCGAGGGGCGAATTCGCGGCGGCAAGTTCTACGTGGGTGACATCGATGGCTCACCCGGCAAGAGTCTGGTCGTAGAAATGACGGGACCACGGCGCGGCCTGTGGTTCGACTTCGCCGCTGACATGGGTGGCGACGTCTTTGATGCCTGGGCGCTGTCGCGCAACCTGTCTGTCAAGACTGACTTCCCACGTATTCTCAGCGAAGTGCGGCAGTGGTGTGGCATGGCACCTCCCAAGATCAAAAGCGCCATTCGTGACTTACGCCCACAGCCGGTTGATGAACTCGGCCCCTACACGGCCACCTGGGACTATCAGACTACCGATGGCACGTTGATAGCCCGGGTGTACCGCTACGACCCTGAACCTGGACACAAAGAATTCAGACCCTGGGATGTGCGCGCCCGGATGTGGCGCGCACCCGACCCACGGCCACTCTACAACCAGCCAGCTATGGTCACGGCCAGACAAATCGTTCTGGTCGAAGGAGAAAAATGCGCCCAGGCCTTAATCAATAACGGCATCGTGGCCACAACCGCGATGAACGGCGCCAAGGCACCCATCGACAAAACCGACTGGACGCCGCTCAGAGGCAAAGATGTGCTGATCTGGCCCGACCGGGATGCACCGGGCTGGGACTACGCTGAGGTCGCTGCCAAGGCATGTGCAGCCGTGTGCCGGTCGGTATCTATTGTGATTCCGCCGGAATCGAAGCCGCAAAAATGGGACGCCGCCGACGCTGTGGAAGAAGACTTCGACTGCCAAGCTTTTCTTCAGAACGGTGAGCGTATCAGCGTCAAAACAAGTGCGGCTGTCCTGCCCACGTACTCGATGGGCGAAATTCTGGATGACACCACACCCTTGCCTGCTGATCTTGTCTCCAACCGTATCATCACTCCTGGTGGTATTACCGTGTTTGGCGGTGCGCCTAAGGTTGGCAAAAGCGACTTCCTGCTGTCATGGCTTGCCCACATGGCAGCGGGTTTGCCGTTTCTGGATATGGTGCCGGCGCGGCCGCTGAAGATCTTCTACCTCCAGGCAGAAGTGCAGTACCCGTATCTCAAAGAGCGAATCAAAAACATCCATCTACCCAAAGATGCATTGCATCTGGCGCGCTGCAATCTGATCGTCACACCGCAGCTGCAACTGGTGCTCAATGAAGATGGACTAGAACAACTGATTCAAACGATCGGCACCCAATTTGATGGCGAGCCCTCCGACATCATCGCGATCGATCCGATCCGCAATGTGTTTGATGGCGGTAGCGCCGGTGGTGAGAACGACAACGACGCAATGATGTTCTTTCTTACCCGTCGCGTGACCAAACTTCACCGCGCAATCAACCCCGACGCAGGCGTGATTCTGGTCCATCACACCAAGAAAATCACCAAGCGTCAATTCGAAGAAGATCCCTTTCAGGCATTCGCTGGCGCAAGCAGTCTGCGCGGCTTTTATTCATCAAGCCTGATGCTGTACAGACCGGATGAAACGACCACAGTACGCCAGCTGATCTTCGAGTTGCGCAACGGTCCCGGTCTGCCCATTCGCTACGTCGACAAGATTGATGCGAAGTGGGAAATCGTTAATGCCAGTGAGCGCCTAGTCTTGAAAGAATATGGCCAGCGGCTTGATGCCGAACGACTGCGTAAGCTCGATGTGATCTTGCAGATCCTAATTGATGAAGCGCTAAAGGGACACTGCTACAGCGCAAATCAGTTTGCTGAAACCTTCGAAGGCCGCGCGGGTCTGGGCGGCGAGCGCACGATCCGTGAACGCCTGTCAGCCTTGGCCACCCAGGGCTATATCAAATATTTTCGCAACGCTACCGACTACGGACTGCCTTCCATCGGCCGCTCCAAGTTTGGCTACCTGTGTGTTGAGGGCATGGTGCTGAACCTGCCTAAAAACGATCCGGATCCCGACACTGGTGAGATCACGCTGGTGTCGCTGCGTGTACTGCCCACCCACTACAAATGCCCGCTCTCTGGTGCCGCTATGCCTGTTGAGAATCCAGAAGTGTGGGTTTACCCCGAAAACAGCAATGACCCACAGGAGTCCGAATGAACACGATTTGCCAAGATAGAGACATCATGCCAAATGCATTAGCGTGCGCTGGTATTCGTTTGCAAAAACATGCACGCGCCCTCATGCGCAACGCGTTGGAAAAAGCTCGCTTCAAACCGCATCTGCACGATGTGACACGCATCGACACGCAAGCCCAAGTTGGCAAAAAAAGGGCCCGAAGTTGGCAGAGTTTTGCCAACTGGATTTTGTCGGCAAACCGTTGCCAACTTAATTCCTTGGATGATCAACAACTTAGCGATTTTCCTGTTCAGTTGGCAGTCGGCAGTTGGCAATATTTGCCAACTGAACCAAGTACTTGTTTTCATTCACTTTCACCTGCTTCCGAAGTTGGCGAAATCTCCCCCTCCTACTACGTAGGAGAGGGGGCTGATGCCCTCTCTCCGCTACGTA